GACACAGGTTACAGGTACTAGGATCACAACTAAATGGGACGGTGCACCTGCTATTGTATGTGGTACTGATCCAGAGTCAGGATTATTCTTTGTAGGAACTAAGTCTGCATTTAATAAGGTACCTAAGATAGCATCATCAGATGCTGAGGTTGACTATCACTATCCTGGTCCTATTAATGGCATCCTAAAGACATGTCTAGAGCAACTTAAGAAACTACCTATCTCAGGTGTACTACAAGGTGATCTACTATACACATCCACACCTGGTCTAGCTAAGATGGGTGGTATTAATGGATATAAATTTAGACCTAATACTATTACATACTTTGCACAAGAAGGTAGTGAACTAGGTGACAAGGTTGCTAAATCTAAGCTAGGTATAGTATTTCATACAACATATGCAGGAGCAACTATGGCAGAGATGTCAGCATCCTTTGGTGCAAATGTAGCAGGACTACAAGGTGTACCTGACGTAGCAGTATTATCTTCAGACTTCCAGACTACAGGTAAGGAGGTTACTCTAACTGCTATGGAGAAAGCAGCAGTTAATAAGAATATAAATTCTGCTAAGACTAGCATGACTAAGGGTAGAAACTTTCTTGACCTCTTAGGTGGTAAGAAACCATTCGAATACACTGCAATGTTTAAGATGTACTTTAACCAAGTAGTTCGTAGTGGTAACGTTCCATCATCCTCTGCTGTTATGCTTAGGGGGTTTGTTGCCTTTGTGTCAGGACGTTTTGACATGGAAATAGAGAAGAAGAAGACCGAGAAAGCAAAGAAACAGTGGACTCAGAAGAAAGCAGACACAATTAAATACCTAAATAGTAACAAAACTGCCATACATAGTGCTATGAATGCCTTTACTGCATTGATGACTGCTAAAAACATCATCATCGGCAGACTACAAAAGGTTAAAGGCATTGGTACGTTCATAGAGGATGAAGATGGGTACCGAGTAACAAGTCCTGAGGGATTCGTTGCTATTAAAAATGGTACTGCTATGAAACTGGTCGATAGATTAGAGTTCAGTCGTGCTAACTTCACCGTTGCAAAAAATTGGGGATAAATGTTAACATTTCACGTCTTTATAACTGAAGCATACGATGCTACCAAGAAAACCAATCCGAAAGCCAAACCTACAGGTAATGGTAAAGCGGAAAAGCAGGCTGCAGACAAACATGTTGCCATAACTTTTGGTAGATTTAATCCACCACACGCAGGTCATGGTAAGATGCTTGATGCTGTGCAGAAAGCAGGTGGTGACTCTGGTAACTACAGGATCTATCCTAGTAGGACACAGGATCATAAGAAGAACCCTCTAAGTGCTGATCAAAAGGTTGATCACATGCGTAAGATGTTTAAGACTCATAAGGATAAGATCCAAAATTCTGAACAGCATAGAAATATATTTGATATCCTTCGTGACATCAATGATGAGGGGCATGAGCATGTTACTATGGTAGTAGGTGATGATCGTGTAAAAGAATTTCAGAAGTTAACTGACAAGTATAACGGTAAGCACTATAACTTTAAGAGTATTAATATAAAGTCTGGAGGAGCAAGAAATAAAGACTCCGAAGACCCTGTAGAAAGACTTTCAGCATCAGATCAGAGGAAACATGCGTCAGGTGATGACCATGATAATTTTCATCTAGGTATGCCTAAAGGTTTTAGTAAGGCACACTCTCTAAAACTGATGGCAGATGTTAAAGCAGGTATGACACCACCTGAGAAACTCAAGAAGGCAAAAGCCAAGCAAGAGAAAGCAAAAACAGAGTCATGGTTATTTGCACCTAAACTTAACCAAGAAGAATTAAGAGAACACTACATCGAAGAAGAGATCTTTGAGGTAGGTACATTAGTAGAGTATGATGACACTGGTATTCGTGGTACTATTGTTCATCGTGGTAGTAACTATGTCATCCTTAAGGATGAGCATGGTGATGAATTCCGCACATGGTTGCATCATGTAACAGAAGTTACAGATGCTGCTAAACCAAGAGCAGATCAATCTAACTTCTCTGCAGATGATGGATCAGGAAATGATTGGAAGGTTGGTACAGATAAATATCGTCAAGCAGTACAGGACATGACACCTGGACAAGCAACAACTAAATTCGGAGTTAAGTTTTCCGACTTTAGAAAGGTTGCAACACCTAAATAATAGTTACGGACTACTAAAAAGCAATGACAACTGACATAAAAGTGTCTGCAGAACTCATGGGTTATACCCTTGATGAACAGATGACAATCCTAAAACATGTTGACAGAGAGTCACAAGCTCCCTCCCAACGTATGCAGGAGACAGTTGATAAGATCATTAAGATCATCGATGAGTCACCTATCCAAGATACTTTCGAAGGGTATGGTGGATTTCCTATCGAGAAAGAATTGATCGATAAGAACAAGCGTATCTCACCTGATGATCGTAACATCGGTAGAGTTATCTCACCAGGTGGACAATCAATGGTTATCACTGGTCGTAAATCTGATGGTCGTTACATTGTAGTAGGTAAGAAAGGAGAGAAGACTGCTAAGTATGCAGAAGACATAGGTGTACAAGGTCCTAAGGAGTCTATTGATATAGATGACTTGCATAGATCTATGTTGGAAGCTATGACAGTTACTAACGCTGATAAGAAAGGTAACACTCCTGCATGGCAGAACTTTAAGAAAGGCATGAAGAACAAGAAGGGGGAACCCGTCTATAAAAAAGCAGATCATGTCAAAGAGGACACTATTACAGAAATCTCTGCTGACCTCGCACTAAAAGCATCCAAGAAGGCTGAAGTGGAAAGAGGTAAGGCAGCAGTAGCAGGTGATAAAGAGAAGGCTAAGAAGAAACTAGCACAGTCTTCTCGTTTATACTCTGCTCAGAAAAAGAAAAGGCTTGGTGAAGAGACTATCGATGATCTTATCGAAAGATACATCGACCTAGATGATGATTACATCGATGAGATTAGTTTCGAAGAACTCGAAACATTATTTGTAGAAGCATTAGAAGAGTTGGATGAAGGTTCACTTAATGAAGCACTCGAAGCTATAGATGGCATAGAGTTGTTAACAGAAGCACCATCAAAGCATTCAGCATTCCCTAATGTTGCAGTACAAGCACCAAAGAAAGAAAAACCAAGAGATGCAGGTGCCATTGCTCGTAAGACATTACAAGACAAGCAACCTAGCAAAGACAACTCTGGTCCTTCTCGTGCAGAAAAAGTGAAGTCAGCACTTAAGAGTGCAGGTTCAGCTGTTAAGAAGGGGTTAAAGAAAGTACCATATCAAGCAGGTAAAGCTGCAGGTACAGCAGTTAACGTTGCTAGTAAGGTAGCAAGTGGTGCTAAGAAAGCTGGATCAGACTTTAAGTCTGGATATAAAGATGCTCGTGCGTCTGCTAAGAAAAAAGCGAAGTCCAGTGTTTCTACATCATCTAGTTCTAGTACAGACGGAAAATCTAGTGTAACTGGTAGCAGTTATGTCTCAGGTTCAGGTCGTAGTGGAGGTTCCAAACCATCTAGTTCTAGTAGTTCATCATCTGGTTCCTCAGGTGGTGGTTTAAAATCTGGTATCAAGAAAGTCGTTGGTAAGATTGCCCGTAGTGTTTCTCGTGGTTCCCGTAATGTTGCAAGACGTATGGGAGAAAGTTATGATTGGCGTAAAGCAATGGAGGTAAACTCATGAGTTCCAGAGCACAACAAACACTGTTAAATAAGAATGATCGTCGTGACAAGGACCATCAACCTGCTATTATGAAAGGCGGGACCAAAGTCAAAAAAGGTATCATGATTAATCCAAAGAAGGAGGATCTTATGCAAGAAAAATTAGATCCCGTCGGTAAAGAAGATTCTGACATCAACAACGACGGTAAACACAACAATAAAGATGACAAGTATCTTAAGTATAGAAGAAAAGTACGAGGTGCAGTCATCAAGAGAAGAGATAAGTTACAGAAAGAATCACTCGCACTAGCAAAGTCTCGTGTCCCTGATGGATATGATGCTAGAGTTGATATAGAAATCGAACCAATCGAAGAGATTGCAGTAACAGGTGCTGCTCTACCTGCATCTGTAGGTTCTACTGCTCACAGTAAGACTACCAAAGCAAAGGATAATCTTAAGAAGAAGATGCTTGCAGCAACTGCTGAGTATGATAAGAAAAAGAAAGAGGCAAGAAGGTGACAGCAATCCTAGAGTGGGATAACGATGCTGCTGCCGATAGGCTTAAATCCTACGCAATAGAAAAAGAAAAGGCAAAAGAAACCAAGTATAAATCCAAGTACGGTAAGAAAAGGTACAAGGAATTTATGGCTAAGGATGCTGATGCCAAAGAGAAACAGAAGAATGCTATCAGGAACCCCAAAGGTGTAAGAGCATTACACAAAGGCAAGTGGGGTTACATGAAGAACCGTAAATTTACAGCAGATAAGTAATGACATACAAGGCACCAGACAGAGTACCATACGATGAATGGTTTGACCGAAACTATAAGTACATACCAGGAAAGACTAAGCATCCATATGATTCTTGGCCAGTAGCAACCTTACATGAGAAGATGTATCAGTTAAGTATTGGCACAAGAGATAAGATGATGGGGTCGGAAGCCTATATAGTTTAGTTAACTATAGTTATTATCATGTTAGGTTTTTTACTTCCAATCGCATCAAAAATCATATCAGATGCAGTAGATAAGATCCCCGATGACGCAGAGCTCGGAGAGAAATTAATAGATATCTGCCTTAAGATCATAGGCAAAGCAGTCAAACTTACTAAGACTGATGCTGATGACAGGTTGTTTGAGCAAGTCTCAAAGGCAATCAAGGCTCGATAAATTATAAATAAATAATAGGATACCAACAACTTTAAGAGGAATTACAATGTCTGTCGTAGGAAAAATTGACGCAGCTGCATTCTCTAACACAATTGGAGTCACCAATGGTGATGCTACTGTGTCTAAGAATGCGGGAGATAGCGTAGTAGTAGGCGACGTGCTAGAGATTAGTAGCGTTGCTTATATCGTTAAGCAAGTAACAAGTACAACATCTATCGAATTGCATAAAGTATATGCAGGTAGTACAGCAACTGTTGCTGCTGCTAGTGTAATCAAAAGGACACCGCCAAAGGCAGTGGCTGAGTACGTTATACTTGGAGGAGACTCTAACTCCTACGAATTGGTATTTGTAGATACAACTGAAGATAGCATCGCATCTAACAAGACTCGTGGTATCTCAGGTCCAGGATGGTGGCAGTATCGTACATACCAAACACACAATGGTGACACCAAGCATAAAGCTGAGTGCATCGTACCTCTTAAAGTTGCAGTTGGAACTTCTGGTGATCTTGATGACGATACAATCGCAGCAGATGTACTAGAAACTATCACAGTTGGTACACAACCTGCTAACTCCACCTCATCTTCTGGTGCAGGAACATTCGTTGCTGCCTTTACAGTCGATCAGTCTGGTACAAAGCAGTACAAGTGGCAGAGACAGACAGCTACAGCTACTACTCGTTGGGTGGACATCACTGCTAACCTTGACACTGGTATCACATACGCTGACTTCACTACTGCAACACTTGCATACAGTAGTCTCGGTGGTACTACACTTAACGGTTACAAGTATCGTTGTGTTCTTAACACAAGTAAAGGTGCTGAACAGAAGTACACCAACGGAGCTGCTACTCTAACCTTCGGTAGCTAAATAAAACCGAACCATATTATAAGTAATGCGATTTGATCATCTAGATGAGAAGAATCATTTGATGTTCGCAATCAAGTACTACGAGAATCCACAGTCTGTGACTGTGGATGACTTTCTGGAAGATATGAAAAAGTTTAAGTACCTTAAGAGGTTGCTTAAGCGTTATCTAAAGACAGGAGTACTGCGTACCACACTGATTCTAAATCACTTAATAGTTTTGTTTAATGTATTTGGTGAAGGTACCCTACCTTTATTGATGTACAAACTTGAGAGGGAATACTACTCCTCTGTCAAAACATTTTTGATATACCTCAGCAGGTATCCCGAAGATGGTAATGAAGGAGTACTAGAAGATGTACCACTTGATGAAACTATCTACGACACACTAAGGAAATTGTGATTAACGAAGATGCCCCAACAATGAGTGCAGGTACTGGTGGATTCTCTGGATCTGCTAATGCCAGTGGTCCTGTGGCAGGTTTTGATCCAATGCTAGGTTCTAATAGCGAAAAGAAACCTAGACTGAGGAAGAAGCGTAAGTATAAGGGAACGAATTGTAAAGAAGAAGTTCTTGATGAAAGACTGGGAGGTAAAGGTTACTCTAAGAAAGCCACTAAAGGTGGTGGTGACTGGGAAGACTCAGACAGAGGTGAAGGTAACAAGGCAACTAGAAGAGCAGGTGGTAAGGTAAAGGTAAAGAGTCCTACCTACATTGCTCACGTTAAGAATAAGAATGTTAAAGAAGGACTTGTGGTAGGACACGTCACTCCTAAATCTGAGAAGGAGAATGACAGGTACCTGCCTTTTAAAGTATGTTATGACGGTGCACAGGAGTATGTACTCTATGGTAAGTCCGAAGCAGACATTAAGATACAACTCAGGAAGATCTATAGACCTGAGAATCATAAAAAGATATATGTGAAACGTTTGTATCCCAATCAGGTGATCAAATTTTACTACGACCTAAGGATGAAAGCGTTAAAGAACCAGTAGGATGGACCAGAATATAAACACAGCTATACTAGAAAGATTAGAAAAAGTAGTATCATCATTACAGGATAACTCCGTGAAGATGGGTCAACTACTGGCAGTTCATAATGAGAAGTTAGATAAGCAAGATAAGATAGATCAAGTACTATTCGAGAAGGTAGATAGGTTACATGCAGACCTCAACAGAGAAACAGACTCAATCAAACGTGGTTGTGAAAGAGACATCCGTAAAGTCGATGACCGTCTTAGGACGATGGAAAAGAAAATGTGGAGTATCTTTGGTGCTCTTTCTCTTCTATCTTTCTTCGTTAGTCCAGTCGGACAGAGAATAATCCGTCCACTCTTGACAAGTGGAGCAGAAAGTACTATGATATCAATACCCACTAGCACAATTAATGAGTACAGTTGATGACCTCTATATTAATAGGTTATCCATTCGATTAGAAAAATTTAAACGAGTTAAGAACTCACTATACAACTTCCGTTGCCCCTTCTGTGGAGATTCCAAGAAGAATAAGAACAAGGCTCGGGGGTATTTTTTTCTGGTCAAAGGACGTATGGTATACAAATGCCACAACTGTGGTGTTGGAAAGACCACTGCGAACTTTTTAAAGGACTTTGCTCCTGATTTGTATAGTGAATATCAGTTAGAAAAGTATCGTATGAACTCTACTGGTAAGGGTACAACGGTAGAGAAATTTACTATCCCTGACAGTACACCAAAGTTTAAAAAACCACACGATCTCAAATGTATTTCTGATCTAAATAAAGAACACCCTGCAAAGAAATATCTTCTCGATAGGAAGGTTCCAGAGAGTCAACTCTCAAGACTATTCTATGCTGAGAAGTTTAAGACTTGGGTCAACACACAGAAGAAAACGTTTGATAGTCTCCACAATGATCAACCCAGAATTATTATCCCACTCGTTCGTGCAGATGGTACATGGTTTGGCATTCAGGGTAGATCTTTGGCAAAGCATACAACGTTACGATACATTACAATAATGTTCGATGATCATCAAAAGGTCTTTGGACTTGATACTATCAACCAAAATGAAAAAGTTTATGTTACAGAAGGACCCTTGGACTCCCTCTTTGTGGACAATGCTATCGCTATGTGCGGTGCCGATGTTGACCTTAGTGCTTGGGATTATGAGTTTGTCTATGTATATGACAACGAACCAAGAAACAAACAGATCATTGAGCGAATGGAAAAATCCATTAGCAAGCATGATAATATAGTGATCTGGCCAAAGAATGTCGAACAGAAAGACATCAATGATATGGTGTTGGCAGGACTTGACCCTTCTGCTATAATATTATCCAACACATATAATGGATTGGAAGCAAAATTAAAATTCACAGACTGGAAACGAGTATGATCAGCGTAGTAAAGCGTAACGGTGTAGTCGAACCCCTTAACCTCGACAAACTTCACCGCATGGTGGAGTTCGCATGTGATGGACTCGCAGGTGTATCTGAATCAGCAATAGAGATGAACTCTAATTTGCAATTCTATGAGCATATAATGACATCTGACATACAAGAGATCCTTATTAAATCTGCAAATGATTTGATTACATTAGAGCAACCTAACTATCAGTACGTTGCTGCTCGTTTACTTCTATTCTCTTATAGAAAATCTGTATATAAAGGACATCCAGACAATCCTCCACCTCTTATAGAGCATATTAAGGAGTGTATTGACAAGGGTGTGTATGATCCTGACCTTATCAAACAGTATTCGGAAGAGGAATGGTCAGAACTTCATGACTTTATTGATTGGGACAGAGATTATCTGTTCACATATGCAGGTCTACGACAGGTCGTAGATAAATATCTAGTACAAGATCGCAGTACTGGTGAGGTGTTTGAGACACCACAGCAGATGTATATGTTAATTGCTGCTACTCTCTTCCAAAACTATCCCATCGAATCAAGAATCGATTATGTCAAACGATACTACAACTCAATCAGCAAGCACAGAATCAACATCCCAACCCCCGTCATGGCTGGAGTCAGAACACCCATTCGTCAATTTGCATCTTGTGTTCTGGTTGATATTGATGACACCCTCGATAGTATCTTTAGCAGTGATAT